TAATACAAATTTTAAACCAATAGACAAATGGAATGATATATGGGAATTTTGTGGAGGATGTCATAATCCAAGATGGGAAAATAACGATAGATTCAAAGGAATATTAAAACGTGGGATAATAGAATACGATGGAAATGGTATAACTGCATGTGTTGAAAGTTCAGATAATACAATATATTACATAAATGGTGGATGGAGTTAATTTTTTTATAAAATTTTAAACATATTGTGAAGTAACAAAAACAATCTTTATTTTTAAATATAACATGTTTTATAATTAAAAATTTGTCTGGTATTTGTGTATTAATTATATTCTATATATTTTATATATATTGCAGAATCGAATAATTCAATGAGTCTAAATAACGATCCGTTGGATGAATTAAATAATAGAATTGATGAATTACGTAACGATGTTGTGGAACTTATAAACTATTTCGTAAGGCAACCACAAGCCGATACTATTGGACCGTCCGGACCTGCTGGACATATCGGTCCACGAGGTTTTCCTGGATTATCCGCAGTAGGTTTACGGGGTCCATCTGGTACATTAGGTCCATCAGGTCCATCAGGTCAAATAGGTCAATCTGGTTTAAGTATAACAGGTCCATCAGGTCCATCAGGTCCATCAGGTCCATCAGGTCCATCAGGTCCATCAGGTCAATCAGGTCCATCAGGTCAATCAGGTCCATCAGGTCCATCAGGTCCATCAGGTCCATCAGGTCCATCAGGTCCATCAGGTCCCGGGTCTACAAATGTGTTTGGTTATGCCTATAATGTTGGAATACAAACAGTTTCTGGTGGATCAGCACCACCACTAGCGTCTTCGTTTATTAAATTTAGTAACACTGGTCCATCCGGAGGAGGAGTTGGTATCAATGGAAGTAATGATGCTCTAGTTCTTCCAATAACAGGTACATATGAATCTATATATACAGTTGAAGCTGCGACACCCGCTTTTGGTTCGTTTAAATTAGTTCAAACAAGCGGGTCTACTTTGACAACAATACCCGGATCTGTTTCATCTGGTTCCGCTGGATCGGTTTATACTGGAAATAGTATATTCACTGCATTAAGTGGTGACCAAGTTAGTATAGCCAATAATTCGATTATTACATCAAAGTTATCTTCCGCTCAGATCATAATAGGTACTTCAACAGGAAAAAATACTTTGGGAGCATCTCTAAACGTGCCACTAACTATTCCTACTTCTACTTCGAGTAATTCAGTTTATGTTGCAGTTCAAACAGATAACGGTAATACAATTTCAACTATCCAAGATTCCGCATCATCAACAAATTATATTTTTATTAATTCTGTAACTTCAAATACACAAACTGTTTATTTATATTATTTAGATAATCTTGCAGCTGGTTCAACACACATTCAAATCATAACAACAGGTTCTTTAAATCCACTTTGTGCAGAATATGTAATATTATCAAATACTGCAACACCTTCTTATTTAGCATCAAGTTCAGCAGTCAATTCTGGAAGTTCAATAACACCATCTGTAACTGTTGCAACTACATCAATTAATCAAATTATAATTGCGGCTACATTAAATAATAGCACACCATCTAATGGTTCACTTAATATACTTACTCGAGAAAATAATACTAGTTTTTGGGGTACTATTTGTGATGCTCAACCAAATGCTATAGGATCATTTACAGGAACTATAACATCAACTAGTTCTGGTAATTGGGGAGCTGTGGCGGCTGTTGTCCAGAGTCCTGTAGCTGGTAGTTTTGCTGAAGTCTCGGATAATGCATCATTGAGTGTTCAATTAATTTCATAATTCTATTTTGTATAAATTTATATACTACATGATTTGTAATTATATCACACAATGATATACATACAAAAACTTTAAAATATGACGTAATCAATGTTCTTTGTATTATTAGAAAACCAAGATTTACAATCAATATTGCAAAAATCATTTTTAGAAATGCTCGTCGAAACCGGAACACTAATGACTTGACTGATTATCACGGAATAAATATTACAGCAGGCATGAATGATACAACACATTTCTCATATCTCGAATATTTGTTGACATCAGGAGATGCTGTACAAATTAAAAGGTTATGACAATCCAAAATATCCTCCGATTACAGGGTTTATTAAAAAATAATTTGTCTCGAGATTTTAAAATATTGTTGTTATCTATAATAACTACATAAATGAATAAATTACATATATACCTAAGTACATATGAAATCAAAATATGAACAAATAAAATTTTTAGACACAATATTGTTACCAATTTTTGGCCTCACTGACCTGTGCGATTATAATACAACTATAAAATTGTCAGATATCGATGATAACAAATTAATAAAAATAAATGGCGTCATTCCGACATTTAAGGAAACTTTTCCTGTTAAAGATTTTTGTCTTCATAAAACAAAAAATAAGATATTGAGTGCTGAACAAGCCTTTTCTGTTTTGAAACGATGTTTGGACATGACTAACATTTCGTATGAAATGAACAAATCAGGGCCCAAATCATTGCGTTTAATATCAATAAATAATATATTAACAGAATATATAAAAACGAAAAAAATGTCGGAAATCCGAACTTTTGAAGAAATTAATAATGGTCAAAAATTTCATTCAATAGAGGAATTAGTGAAGCCGGAAAAAAAAAATTACAAAGAAGAAGATATCATTAAAAACTACAATGACATGGTTAAAAGTATTAAAAATCATGTTGAACATAAAGTTAAATTAAATATTGATAGAATCATTAATGCTGTTTCATTAAAAGTGAGGTTCGAATATGATTTTTTATTACTAAAAACGTTTTCCCACATAAGCATTAACGTTTTATCAAAAAAAATGAATGATGTCGATTTACTTAATAATATGTTGATAAATAAATTGTTTAATAATAAAACATACAGAATAGAAATAGGTGCACAATTAATTTATGAAGATACATTTCACTTAGGGCAAAATCTACTCCCAGATAATATAATATTACCTATGGATCAAGCAAAATATCACACATTGGAAATTATTATTGTGACACCAACTGATGATATACTAGCATTAAAAAATTTATTAGAAATTGAATTGACTGTTAAAACATGTGAATTTTACAAAACATCATACGATAAGATCGATAAAAGTGGTTTATCGGTACCGATGCGGGCGCCACATAAAACCTCAAAACCTAATTATTTGAGGTTTTTTGCGGGAATGTGTGGATTAGCTTATTTGCGTGATACAAAAACAAGTGAGGAAATAACAGACGATACAAAAAAAAATATCATTGATAATATACTCGTAAATGATGATGGAGATGAAATTAAATACGGTCTATGGAAGGGTGAACGAGAAAATGTTATATTTTCATTGGTATTAGGCTACGAAATGGTTAAAATGGAAAATGTAGAGAGCAATATATGGGAATATTATTCGGAAACTGATAATGACATTACATTATCTTTTTGTATTGACAGAGTGCAAGATATCATAACAGATATTAAAGTTCTGCACAAAAGAACTCTAAATCATAATTTTGAATATAAAATGTTTGTTTTGGGAAAAGAGATAACAAAGGATAGTTACATTAATACATTGTATAATCGACATTTCATAAAAATGACAATTGAAGTTAGAATTAAAAAAAGTTATGGCCTAGATATAAATGATGTACGACTAATTTTTTCAGACATCTTTATTGATTCCTCACAAAGAAGATGTCTTGGAGAGCATTTCATACATGATCCTGTTGTCGATCTGTTTGATATATTTCGTAAAGCAAAAGAAATGAAAATTAAAGATAAAATAAAAATGGAAATAAAAGATGTGATGATAAACCACATGGAGGAAGGTGATAAGTATATGGCATCTGAATGGAAACAATTTGAAAATATTGATTTTTAAAAAAATAAGCAATTATTTAAATATACCAAATAAATATACTAAAATAAATACATATAATACTAATGGAAATGGACATGCCACGAGTTGTAAGTGAAAATATATCACTTTTCGATGCAAAAAGATTACTATCAAAACATTCATTAATTTTCATAATTAATGAATTAGATAAAATTATTGATGATCCTGAATTTATTAATTTTTATCCTACTAAAACAAAAGAAAAAATAATTGAGAAGCTAAGGAGCCTTGATAGTGATTTCACAAACAAATATACTGGACTTATGTTTAATATATGTGGGACACGTAATTTGTTAATTTTATTTGATAAAAACAACGACAACAATATTGATTATTCCGATTCGACTAATACGACTAAATCAATCCATGTTATATATTTATATAATGATGAAGTTTATACACGACCAGAATATTTCATGAATAATTTAACTAATAACATTATTAGTGTGTTTAGGACATTAATAAATAAAATTACTTCATTATTGTGGAAATAAATCAAAATTTTAAGAATAAATATTTTATTGTTTTGGTATTACCGAGATATTGGTTGAATCTCCTATATACTTCACTACCGTTGGGTTCCCGAACGGGTTTAACTAAATTGTTATCACTAACAAAGTGATCCAAATTTACTGACCCTGGTCCGTGCACAAAGGCAGGTTTTTTTATTTTCCATCGTATTTTACCATCAGCAAATTTGTAATATTTATTGTCTGAACTCATAATTCCTCGATAAATTATTTTTTCATTTGTTCTCAGGGTTAAAAAGAGATTATTATTTTTATCAAGCGATACATTTTTTATAATAAATGGATCTTTTGATGATCTTGACATGACGACTTGATCATCGTTGCAATTATTACGATATTTATCCATGACGTCATACATTTCTAATAAATTTTTAACATAACCCATATATGATCCACAATTACAATAACCATCTTTGAATTTAGAAAATATGTCTTTGTAACCAAAATCTATCATATAATTTGAAAATTTTTCTTCACTCGAGATGACGATCGGACTGTTAAATGATAAAAATCTTTCCATAATATCTTTTTCTGGTGCGAGCGGAATGACATCAAATGCATCAATGAAGACAACTATTTCATTGGGATCAAGAGATTTTAAATATTCTCTCATTAGATTGAACCTCCAATAAAAATCTTTCCATTTTTCTCCCCATCCTAAAGCTTTCACTTCAAGACCTAATTTTTCACAAGAACTAATCATCGATCGATAATAGTAGTCATCATGAGTTACGACGGTACATATTTTCATTTTATTAAGTATGTATATTATATGTTATTCACTTGTTTATATTTACTACTAAATAGATATATTCAATAGTATTATTTAAATTCCTTTTTCATTTTTTTTTATCCACTTGCTGCAAAATGTGAATCTTTTCTAGCCAGGACCAATTCAATCTTGACTATATCTGATGGTTTTTTTTGGCCTACTGCATATTGTAAAGATGCACCCACCATCATACCAGCTATAGCAGTAGGATCAATAGTGGTAACATACTCGGCAACATCTAATGCAAAATCACTAGGTAAAGGTAAAGCCAAAACATCAATTAGTGCAAGCCCGCGACGTAAATACGGTCCAACTTCGGCTTGTTGTGCATATGGAGTTACTCCATCAAATTGTAATGTCACTTTCAATTGATTATCTCTAACCATTGCCACTACTTCGGGAGTTATGTCCACACCTAAGGAATCATAGAAAGTAGCTTCTCCTTGTAAATCTACTAAAGAAGCCTGGTAAGTACCCAATTCAAATGGTGTAGCTGCTGATGCAAAAACATCACCAAAACCGGCTGGTACATCAACTGGCACAATTCCTGTTAGCTCAAGGATTTTAGGAGGAGTTGCTTTTGCCAATTGTGCTGTTTGTACCGTGGAATTTGATATAATAGGAATTGGTTCTTTTTTATATGTTACGTTCAATCTACCGGATACTACTAATTCTACTAAATTAAAATAATCAATACTAAGAGGTGATGGTCCTATATTAAGTAATTCAACTGTATATTCTCCGCTCAAATTATTGTCATAGACATCGAATAAACTGTTTATTCCAACAGAAGGAGACAATGATAAGAATGGTACTTGTCCATCAATAATCGATTTACCATTTCTTTTAACATCAGCAAGTAAGAAATGTTCACCGATGATAAAATCAGTATTAACATTAGTCAATAACTTGAATCTTCTTAAATTTCCAGATTTACTTTCTAAATTACAATTGAATACATGACTACCAGAGGGAGGTATAACGATTGCGGCTGGTTGGTTTAAAATGGGGAAATTACTTTGGACACTAACATCAGAATTGTTACTTATAAAACCGGTGAATGAAAAGTAATCGAGAGTAATAATATTTGTTAATAGATTTGAAGTACCATCTTGGTTGAAAAATAAAGGTGTACTATTTTTAAGATGAAGTTTGTACGGACCTTTAGTTTTAAAGTCGACAACATTAAGATTTATATTAACCTCATAACTTTGTGTATTCGTATTTATGTAAATATTAGTTAAATCTTGTAAACCACCTGTGAGAGAATTACCATTCCCGTCGATTATTTCTGCTTGTGCCGACGAACCATTAGTAATTACGAAGTTAGTGCATGCATTAAGCGATACATTAGTACCTTCGCATTTTTTATTATTATTTTTATTATTTTTTATGGCAGGTAAATCTATAAACTTTTCTTCTTGTGGTGCTAAAACGAATACATCGGTTGGAATGCGCGGTATTCCTTGGACTGATGTCATATCTTTGTCACTCACAATTCTTGCAATAAACGTTCCTTGTAAAATAGTAATTGGTGACGATGATGAACTAATTACGAATGAATATTCATTACATAATTTATCAGGATTATCTGATACGACAAAGGTTGATGTAAAATTACCCATTGGATATTGATTACCTGGATCCATTGTTGTGCTAAATAAATTTTGTGTACCATTAGTGATAGTATTACCGTTACGTTGGACATCTATTAATATTTTGTCGTTAATAAAATATTGGAAATTAATATTGGATGTGATAATAGCAGATTCATTAGATCTGACTTTTACGTTACTTATTTTGAATACGTGTGGAGTACCCGGATTAATGGTAATAACAGATGTGCCGGCTTTACTGACATACTGTTCGACATAGGAGAAAGACATTATATTATATGT